TCCGATCTTAATCAGTCTCCCCAGCAGCAATCTTCGCGGCGATCCATCGTGCAAACACACCGCTGGCATCCTGCATATACTCATTACTCATCATGCCTCCTTAGTTGTTGAGTCCTAAAACCTACATTGTGACAGTACGACGATACATAAACCTATACACCCTTTAGGGTGTAATAGGGTTTATGATATACGTCAGGTACAACGCGAGGGATTGTTCCTTTTCTAACTGGAGTACTTACTATTCCTGCCTGTAAGAGTCTCCTAAAACCGACAATCTCACAAAAAGAATGTAGAGTTTTATCGCACCTTTGATATACAGGGTTCACCATGAGTTTGTAGATTTTATTTAACGTGGCTCGATCCAATTTTCGCGCCGATTTTTCTCCAACCTTTTACGTAATCTTTTACGTCTCGCCCTGTTCTTTTCGATTTGCTCCGGAGAGATCGCTTGATCGGCGATGTAGTAGGTGTCTTGCCAAATGCCACGTTCAACAAGCTCATTGGGCGTGTACCAGTCGAAGTCTTCCACCGTTATACCACCCACGTCTAGCCTGGTTAACATACGATCTAGCAGCGTCATAGAGATTGTCTTACGCTCGCCCGTGCGTATGCGACGTAACACACGTAGACGAGTCTCCGTAATTTCTGCTACTTTCCTCCAGGAGCCGTTAATGTCGTGCAATCGACTCATAAATGAAAGTATATCCTCCGTGATCGGAGTATATAAATCCCAGTCGTTCGGATGCCGCCACTCAGAATGCACGCTCCGACGTGACGATCCCGGCTCACCCTGAGGCCTAGCTTTCACATTCCCCTCCAGACTCGTCGGCAGTATTTACATAGCGGTGAGTGGCGACGCAGCCGCCTCTTTCTTAGCTTCTTACCGCAGCCTATGCAGTAGTTAATCTTCATAGTTGTGCCTCCATAGCAGCGATTCGTTTTTCCAGAGCTTCCCATATGTCCCACACATCATCCTTAGTAACACCACAACTACGATACTGGTGCAGGTCACTGAACGGAGTACTACAAGGATTCCTAGCATTTACTACTATCTTATTTATCTCATGCCTCTGGTTCATGTAGTAGTCGGAGTAGCCCTCAGAATCAGTTTTACTTCGTATCCTATTAAGCCAGCTCACGTTATCAGCCCCTCTCTCATTGCCACTGCTACGGCGTGTGGCTTAGAGTGTACCCCTAAAGCTTCTCGGACGTTTCGTAGGTGGCTTGTTACGCAGTGGTCAGTCACGTGGTATTTAATAGCCATCTGACCCGTACTAAGCCCATTAGCGACGTCCTGTAGTATTCGGATTTGATGTGGTGTAAGCGTCATTAGATTGTTAATCTCCCCAGTTAGGAACTATTGACAATAAGCCAGCTGTTATGCCTAAGGCTAACCACCAATACTTACCCTCGGATGGGGTTAGACCAGCAAAACGAGCAATAAATGGTCCTGCTGTTCCAGCTAATAGTCCTCTGATTAAACCATTCTTCGTTGTGGTATTCATTCTTCCTCCTTAGCTAGCTCTGCTACTGCTATCGGGTGATCTGCCGGGTAAAGTCTGATAGAGTTGCCTCGTCCTATACCACTCCCAATTACTACGATGTTCTCCGAACCTCTTGCTCGTTTGAGCGCGGTCCTCTTGTCGGTGCCCAGCAGTTCGCTAAGCTGACGGGCGGTGATCCCTGGCTGTTCGTCCACGATCGTCTCTACCTCGCCGGTGATAGTATAGTTGGTGATCACTACTCCGAACTGTAGATCGCCTGGCTCACCCATTTTGAGCGCTAGCTCTATCGGTGAACGCGGCCCCACATTCCTGAACTCTCTCTCTAGTCTTACCTTCAGCGTGTTAGTCTCTGTCTCTAGTGCTTCGGTGTATAGCCCGCTTTCTAGCCAGCCGTGAAACAGAGCACTGCCCATGAGCCGTTGCCCCGCCCTAGTTGCTATTGCCGATTGCTTGCGGAAATGGTGCACGACGCAGATGGCGGTGTGATAGGTATATCTGAGATTCATTAGCCACATCAGATACGGCCTCAGATCGGCCGAGCGATTCTCGTCGGCGGAGCCTATCATAAGATACAGTGGGTCAAGGATGACTAACACTGGCCGTAGTCTGGCGATGTCCCCCTCTAGAGCTGAGCGGCTCTCTTCGTCGGACATATCGAAGCCTGTGTGATTGACCATGTGAAAGTCTATATCTATGGGAAAGTCAATCCTGAGCAGGTTTCTGCCTACTGAGCCTGGTAGCGCTTTCTGCTTGTGCACTTCTTGGGGTTTTATCAATCCGTAGCTCGAAGCAATTCGAGCGATTCTATCTTCCATCACCCAATCGCTGTTTTCTTCTTGGACCATGAGTACGGGCCCAGATACCCCCACTGGGAACTCTCCTAGAAACGGCCTCCCTGACGCAACACTCAAGCCAAGAGCGAGCGCTAGGGTACTTTTCGAGGTCTTCGGCTCTCCGCCCAGTATGCCGTGTGACTCTGCCGTCCATATTTCCTCCACCAGCCACTTTGGGGCTGTTCTCGGTTGACTCATAAACGTAGCATAAGAAACTGGAGACAATGTACAGTTCTCTGTAGTTTCTTCCTTTACTGCCTTCTCCACTTTACGAGTCTCAGTTTTTGTAGGCTTGTCGGTTTTTTGCACCCTTTTACGGGAGACGTGGCCGATAGCTTTGCGGACTTCGCGCCTGAGCCTATCGGGCCCCGTACCGACATCCTTCCACTTATTCCACGCAGTGTCCCACACACAGGCGAAGATCTCTTCCTCGTCCCAGCCCGATTCGGCGAGTAAACACTCGAGCAACCACAGTTGAGATGATCGCTCACCCTCAACGACCCGATCGGCTGGAGTGTTAATGAGCTGCAGGGCCCTAGGGGGCACGGTATCTCTTCGTTCTATCGGCACTTTAGCAACGGCGTCGGTGCTCTGATAATCCGGAGGCAGAATTATCTTTATCTTACGAAGCAGGTCTGCTGGGTCGTACACTGGCCCCTGCAGCTTTACCATCGTTACCTTCGGCGCGTCTCGGTACTTAAAGTTCTTGGTGCCTGGCACACGCAGCACCTGAGTGAGATCCCAGCCCGAACGATCCGCACCGACCGCATAGGTGAGCATCCTGTTTAACTTTTCGGTAGACTCAGGCTTGAGCTTACCTGTTAATTCCCACAACGCCTGGTATCTGCCAGGTGAGCTCTGCCAACAGACTGTGGGCGTTACGCCGAGTCTGATGCAGTCGGAGGGGTGTACTGTATCTAGATCTGCCCACAACCACTTTGTAGGCAAGACGCAGTCTAACCGTCGCTTGCTACCTTTGAACATGGCGACTGAGAAATAAAGATCCTCTTCGTCGCGGACAGCACTACGTATACGTCGTGCCGCTGTGTTCACGGCGGGCCATTCTAGTGGGCATGGGATCCAGTGGCCGTTGCTTTTAGTGGGTAAGTCTATCCATCCTTCGTGGTCACCGTACACACGTTGGAGAAAGTCTACCGATTTCATGTGCCTCCTTGCGGGTCGCGTCGTTCATTCATTATCGCATCCCAACGTGGTCCAGGATTTTTGTGTTGCGGGCCGATACCCCGCATGATACAATTAAACTACGCATGAAACGACGACCGCTGACAAAAGGAGAGTGGAATGATTCGTCCTATAGAGGTACCAGAGGTCGATGAGGGTCTATGCTACGACCCTGATCGTGCTCGGCTTGGGGGGCTCCACGAGGAGATGAGTGTATCTCAACTCTTCGAGAACGGTATGTCCGAGGTTCCTATGACGGATGAGCTTTTCGAGGCTCTTCTTACTGCCCTCGACTTGTCCGTGAATGTGTGCCCCGGTGACGAGCAGGTGGTCACCCTTAGGGTTCAGTACCGCTACGACTACGACGTTGCGTGATGCTCGGGCACGGTGCCAGCAAGAGGCCGTAAACTGACGACCCCCAAAGGGGGTATTACTAAGTGACGACGGTCAAAGACCTGCTCCAGCGTTTCGGGGAGCTAGGAGGTATGTTGATAGTGATGGATGCAAGCCTCCGATCGAATAACCACGAGGACATACAAGGGGTGATTGATGGCTGGGACGAGAGATTAGGTGAGATAGAAGAATTTCTGAATCGCCAGCTCGATGAGGTCCCTAGTTTCGGGGAAGCATATGACTAACCAACCTGCAACTAACCTGGGAGAAGATAAATGCCTATGGCATCCCGACCTACCAGCCCAGGCAGTGCTAGTTCACAAAGGTCTGTCCGTAGCTATATGCGCGAAATGTCTCAAGGCAATGGGCGGTCTAGCGCTAATCAAAAGCGACGCCTTACTGTCCAAGACTTTTACGGTGACGGAGTTACAGGCTGCCTCATGCAAGGTAGATACCAAACCGACACCGTCTACGCCTGGTTCCAGAAGCGACACATCGCTAACGGAAAACGGCTCATAGACGACGACGGCTACTGTCGCATTGAGGACGAGGATGGCACTGTCCACGAATGGAAACCACCGTTGGGCATACGCCTAGCGATGTGTCACAAACTTACTAGGCCTCACATCGTAAACGCTGAGCCCTGGTATGTTACCTTCCACTATCACGGCAAGCGAGCTAAGAAGTATTTTCAGAGTCTTGCCTCAGCGGTGATCTATGTAACCACTAAGGCGCAGTATGTAGATCCTCACGCGAGTATCGTATCACGTCACGGATTCGACATACCAGCAAGGCTGAGGGGAAAAATCCCTCGGCCGTGGAAATGGTGCCCGCGCTGTCTTGATGCTCGTAAGTTCAGACGGGTGGGCGATCAGACTTTCTTCTGTAGGATTAAGACGTGGGACGCAAAGAAGGGGTACTACGTCTGGCCGGAACGAAAGCTACTACTAATGGAGTGTCCCGTCTGTGGTATCACAAACCGCAATCACATATTCCGCCGAAGCAACCAGCCGTGGAGTCTGCGTAAACTGGGCCCCCGCACTAGGCTGAGAAAGAAGAAGGATAAATGATCAAGAGACTACTTACGTGGCTACGAAAACTATGGCCGCGACGAATCAGAAAAACGCCACCCAGAAAACTGGGCTGGCGCACGCAGACGGGTGACTCGCCGAGCACTAACAGAAGCAAGGCTAAGAATGCGGCGCGTAAGCGGGCTAAGAAAGCCAAGCGTCGCAATCGTCCCCCCAAGCACGGAGGCGGGTGGCAACCATGAGGGCTAAGTACACCGTAAGGTACGACCATCTAGGTAAGGTACGGGTAGAATTTTTTGAAGTGACTCGTGGGGTTAAGCAACGTCAGGCCCAAAAGATGTACCACTGTACCGTATGTGGCTTTCCTATCTGGTCTGGGGTCTACAGATACTACAGTACGGCGGGGGACAATATCCATATCGGCTGTGTAGAATATGAGAAGCTTCGCCGAAAGCTAAACCGCTCCATCCACCAGCACGGGAAGGAGAACAGATGAGCGTTTACGTCGGCGTTTCGATGTGGCCTTTCGGTCGGATGATGATGTGCCACATGGTCGCGGATCACGAACACGAGCTAGACGAGATGGCCGAGAAGCTTGGCCTGCGCCGGTGGAAGCAGGAGCCTAAGAGCACGATGGGGCCAGCTTCACCCGTTCACTATGACGTATGCAAAAGCAAGCGAGCGGAGGCCATCAGTCTTGGAGCGATTCCGCTGGACGACATAGACGCCGAGGTTGAAGTTCTCCACCGGATTGTTCAAGACCGCGATACCTCCGAAGAGCCGTACTTCCCTGGTTTCGATACGACGTGCCTGCAATCAACCCGCCCCCGCAACCGAATCCGAGAAGGAGATAGAGCGATGAACGGTATCGAGAGAATCGCAGCGGAACGCCAACGCCAGATAGAGGTCGAGGGTTGGACCCCCGAGCATGACGACCAACATATTAACGAGGAGTTAGCTAGTGCTGCAGCATATTACGCACTTCCCTCGGCCGAGCGGAAAGACCTCGAATCGACGGTCGCGGTTGATCTATGGCCTTGGGATTCTCGGTGGTGCAAACTCACCCCGGACGATCGCATTCGCGAGTTGGAAAAGGCTGGCGCTCTCATCGCCGCCGAGATTGATCGCCTCCGGCGCCTATCCGAGAAGGAGCGTGACTGATGGGGAAGAGACCTTGGAAATTACGGTGGAAGTGGGAGGGACGTTCGGAATGGTTCGAGAACGCATATCGGTTCAAGGCAGACCGTGATTATGCGGCTGAACTCCTCGACTTTAAACGCCTAACCGTCGAAGTCCGCGACTCCCCCGAACAACCCTGGCGACCTTATTTACCGGAGGTGAAGTGATGGACGGGAAGCTGAGCGCGGAGTATCGGGAGGCTTATTCACGCCTAGATGCGATGGTGCCGGATTTCATCGCTAACAATTCAGACTTATTGACCGTCGATTCTTATGTCGCCGCCCTCGAAGCGGAGCTAGTGGAGAAGCGTCACACATTCAAAAACCGCCTTACCACAGCACAGAAAAGATATGACAAGGCCGAAGCCGACAAGCAGACGGTGGGCCATGCGATCAGAGCGTTTGTGAAATACGCAGACGAATACCCCGAGGATATTAGCGGCCCACTGAGAGACGACTTCCTGCCTCTTCTGCGCAAAGCCCTCTCCCGAATCGAGGAGAAATGAACGACGTGCTGAGCGAGCAAGATGGGGCCTGGTTAAAGACAGGCGATTGTGATTCGTGTTCAGAGGATATCCACGTTCGTCTCGCCGCCCAACTCGCCACCACCACAGAACAGTTGAAGGATGCGGAGGCGCTGCTAGTAGGAGCATACGACACGCCCCCGGTGCTGTTCGAAATAATGGTTAAGGCCTACTTCGCCAAGTACCCGGGAGAGTGAGAACGATGGCTGAGAAGACGCTTGGATACGTGGTGGTTAAGAAAGGTGAACGCATTGGTGAAGGTACCCGTGGCGATCATGTAAGCGCACCCGAACTCGGGGATAAAGCGAGGTTGCACCCCACCATATCTGGCGCGGCGGTGGAGTTGGTTAAGACATCTCCTTTCGCGGCAGCGAAATACACCATCGCCCGCGTCACTGAATTGGAGGAGAAGTGAGCGCTGAGGATTACGAGCGCGGAATGACTTGCCGTGATTGCGGTCAGTACGCCGATGGCTGTCTCTGCACGACGAAAGACCCCGACCTCCGCCATGCCGTCCGCCGGATGCTGCGGGCGCTGGACGAGTGGAACGTAGCGAACGCTCTTGCATGGTCGGCGATCTGCGGCGACACCGAAACGTATTGCCACCTACGAGATCGTGCAAACAAGCGTCGGTTGGTGTTAGACGGGCGCCGCGCTCAAGTCGAATCCCTCCTAGGAGAGCGCGAGGGGAAGGCGAGTGAAGTACAAGCCGAAGACTAAACCCTACCCCCACCAGTCTCGGGCAGTCCTTAAGGCTGTCCGTCATGGTAGTTATGGGGTGTTTATGGAGCCCCGGACGGGTAAGTCTAAGGTGGCTATTGACTACGTCGGCGTGCAACATCTTAGAGGCCTATGTAGCCGTGTCGTGGTCATAGTACCCCTCTGTGGGATGGATGTCTGGTTATATCAGCTTAAACTACACGCGCCGTACAGCTACAGTGTAGAAGATTCGGAGTATATATACCACAATCCCTCAGACGCAGAGGTACATTTTCTACTCATAAATACTGAAAAGACATGGCAACGATACCGAAAGACTAAGAGCTCCTCATACATTTATCCCTACATCAAAGAGATAGAGGACTTTGACCCTGACGTGGTCATAGACGACGAGTCGCACAGACACAAGCGCGCGGGGGGCGTCGGTGCACAAGCGACCTGGAGACTTGTAGAGCGATTGCGCAAGCGTCGCGCTAGTGATACACCCTACGTATTATTGCTATCGGGTACCCCCAATCCCAAGGGGTGGATCGATCTGTTCGCCCAGTTCCGCATCATGGATAGCTCTATCTTTGGCACTAGCAAGGCTGACTTTGAGGAGGAGCACGTTGTCTATGGCCATGGCAAGCGTCAGTATACTATCATCCGTTACCGCCATAAGAAAGAGCTACTCCGAAAGATACGCGCCCACAGTATCACTGTTACCTCTGAGCAAGCAGGCTTAGCCAACAAACAGTTCTGGCAGCGTATCCCCGTAGACCTGCCACCTAAGGCAAGGCAGATCTATAATGAGATGGCCGAGGATCTTATCACTAAGATAGATGGTGGTATAATAGAGGCCTCGAACGCGGGCGTTAAGCGAATGAGGCTGTTACAAATAACGGGTGGGTTTACCACAGATGGGAGGCAGATTCATGGAGCTAAGCTCAAAGCACTTAAAGACTACCTTAGCGATCTGGCGTATGAGGAGGAACAAGCAGTGGTGTATTGCCGGTTTTTACCTGAGGTACAGGCATGCGCCGAAGTTGCCAAGAAACTCGGCTTTCATACTACGGCTATCACGGGTAAGACCTCTCGTAGTGATAGAACTAGAGCCATCGTACGGCTCCAAGCTAGATCTAGTGAGCCTCATCTACTCGTATTCCAGGTACAAACTGGAAGTCTTTCCATCGAACTCACGGCTGCCGCTGATGTTATCCTGTACTCGCTGCCGGATTCCTGGGAGCTCTATTGGCAAATCCTCATGCGAGTCTGTGGACCCAATCAAACACGACCTGTTAGATATTCCCATATCCTAGCTCGGAATACTGCAGACCTTTCAGTGCTAGGTGCGTTGAGACGTAAGGAAGATGGTCACGGCGAGATGATGCAGACCCCGCGACGCTTTCTCATGGGACTAAAATGAGGGGCCCCCTACTCCCGCTAAGCAGTTTCAGAGGCCCCAGCCGCATCACGACCCGCCTACTTATATTGTATCATATCCAAGTAGCTACCACCGGTAGTGTCGTATAATGTATGTAAGGAGGCAATACCATGATCATCATCGAAGGACCCGATTGTTCGGGCAAAACGACGTTAGCTGCACGAATCGAAGCAGAGTACCAATATCTAAACTTCCGCAGAGCACCGTCGCTTAGTAGCACTGAGGGTGCTGATTCTGCTGTATGTGACTGGTGGCTTAAGGAGCTAGAGCGGCCTGCATGGGAGCGTATGCACGGAGTGTACGATAGATGCTTCGCTATCTCAGAACCCGTGTATACCCCCATTACTGACAGAGTGCCTAACTGTAGTCCAGAGGTGCTGGCATCTATGATAGTGTCACTGGTAGAGCAGAAGCCTACTATCATATTCTGTCTACCCGAGTGGCATGAGATAACACATGCTATGAATCGCTCAGTCCTAAAGGGTAAGTTACAGCTAGAGGGCCTCACTGAGAGTAAGCATTATCTAACGTGGTGGGCTTACTTCAATCAGATGGTACTGTGGTCAGGTATGCTTAATACTAAGACCCGTACTAGGGTGTACCAGTACGACTGGCAGAATCGGGACGAGATAGATGCAGTTGTTCGTGGGTATACAGAGACCTGCGGATACCCAGAGACCCCATCGATATGGAGGTAACATGGATCTAACACACCTACAATCAGCCCACCAAGTTTGGCTATATCACAACTTCCCCCATCAGACACCCCATCAGGCACTACTGGGTGTAGCAGAAGAGGTTGGTGAACTGTGCCATGCTCATCTTAAGTACGAGCAGGCTATCAGAGGTATTACTGAAGAGGAGTACACCAAACTAGCCTCAGATGCCATTGGGGATATCGTGATCTATCTCTGCTCCTACTGCAACACTAACCACTTTGACCTAGACAAGTGCGTGATGGATGCGTGGGACGAAGTAAAAAAGCGTGACTGGAAGATGGCCCCACTAGATGGTGAGCTTGGATGATAGATACCTACGATACTCTCACTGACCTATGGCATGGATCAGTGGCGAAAATGTGGAGGGGGACTCTGAGTGAAAGCAACAGCCTTGACCGAATTACGTCAATTGACACTGTGGCCTACGATAACCTTCTCTGTGCAGACTCAATGGCCTATGATTTCGACCTCGGCAGAGATCTGTGGCTCAATCGACAGCGATGGACACGTCTTGTTAGACAGTATCTCGATCTCGCTGACACAAAGAGGTTCTTGGCGCGGTCTACCGACCTTGGACTGGGAGAGGGTGCTCGCGGAGCTGTCACGACTATGCTCTGCAATAACGTGGCACGTGAGGCCAAAAAACATAGGTGGGGGAACTGTATGCTTGCCTTCACATATCGAGGTAGACGGGATGAGGTTCCTACTATCGGGATGCACTCCCGAGTCTCTTACATCGCCTACATTGGCGGAGCGGATCTCGCGTTGGCACACGTACTCGCGCGTGAGATCGGCAAGAGGATCGAAGTCCCAGTCGAAAAGTTCCAGTTCCGGTGGCACGTAGACGCACTACAGTTCCATGGGTTCAAGTCTATCCCCATGTTATTCAAGCAGAGTTACATCGCAGACCTAGCTGAGCCAGAGCTAAGGACTCTGTATCCTACTATCAAGCTGGTCGGACGGTGGTACGATCAGATCGTGGACTTTACTGAGCGGGGGATCACGGACAATAAGTATGGTCCCTTGAAGCGAGTCATGCGTAGATACCGTGAGTACCAGGCTGAGGACTATCTACCAAAGGTTCCAATAAGTTCCCTGGACCTCTCCCCTTTGATGCGATGAATCGACCTATATGATACGATGTATGTATGACGTTCGATGAATCACAAACTGAGGAGGTATCATGGAGGACCTAACATCGAGGCAGGAGAGGGTGCTCGAAGTGCTGGACGAGCAGATCGACCTGCTCGACAAGAAGCTAAAGAAAGTCCAACCACTGATCGACGAGCTGTCCAAGCTACGTAAGACACGGGCAACTCTGCTCAACGAACGAGGCCCCACAGGTGGCGTCCGAGGTAACACGCTGACTATGGAATCAGTCATCCATGCGTTCAATAAGCTTGGGGGAGAAGCAACAGCACCACAGATCGCTGATATAGTGGGCTCTACAGATACTACAGTGAGGTCCCACCTGAATCGTCACAAGGGATCCCGCTACGAGCAGACCGATGAGCGCGGTGTGTGGCGTCTGATCGGTAACGAAGAGGAGGAGGAGTAATGAAGAAAGACTACGTTATAGTAATAGAAGATATGATGTTAGAAAAGGAGTTCATATACCATAAGCCCAAAGGTCAAGTTACTAGTTGGCATGGTAATCGGGCTATGTGTGACCCGTATGCTCATGGTACTAAAGTCCTACGTGATCATATAGATCGTATTCCATTCGCTAGGCCTTGTAAGCGGTGTAAGTGGTGACACGGTTCTACCACTTCAGAGAAGCAGTAGCTGACGTCAGAAAACAGCTAAAGACTGAGGGGGTAATCGTAGACACAGGTCGATGGCAGGGTGTACCTACTAATGGTAAGCCCGACCTCATGACTAACGAGATCCTCAACTGGTCGTGCACCGTACCTATACCTACATCTATCAGTGGGCTTCAGATGGACGTTCATCCCAATCTACCGTGGGCAGAGGATCACTTCCAAGAGCGAGTCGGCGGCGTACCTATGAACCCTGACCCCTCCTACGAGTACTGGCCATGGTGGAAAGGACAAGCCCAAGCGTCGATGGTAGCAGACGGTCAGGTGTTCACTCACACCTACAGTGAAAGGTTCTGGCCAAAAGAAGACCCTTCTCAGGATGGGTTTGATTACCCTGAGCAAAGAATGGGCATTCGGTATGTCTACGGGGACCTCAACGACGTGATAGACCTACTCGCCCGTGACCCATACACCCGTCAGGCGTATCTCCCGATCTTCTTCCCGGAGGATACGGGAGCTGTTCACGGTGGACGTATTCCGTGTACTCTGGGCTATCACTTCATGCTGCGAGATAACTATCTACACACGTGGTATGAGATTCGCTCGTGTGACTTCGTCCGCCACCTGAGAGACGATCTCTACATGGCAGCCCGCCTGTGTCAGCACGTACTGATCCAGCTCTACGATAACACCCGCAGCGTAGACAACCCCGGTACAGGTATCTGGGAGAATGCCCAGCCGGGTAATCTGCACTTCCTTGCCCACTCACTGCACTACCACCAAGGCGACGCACATCTACTAGGAGAGATATAATGAACGGCTATGTATCACACCTAGCGAAGGATGACAACCCGCGACTAACAGCCTGTGGAGAACCCTGGCAAGGCTGGCAAGCTCCAGACGATGGTCTACCTGGAGAGATACAACTACCCCCACACGATCAACCTAGGCCCCACAAGGACGACATTAGATTCTGTCAGGCCTGTGCTAAAATATGACCCCACCGCTTGACCACCTAGCCAACCACAGTTGTACCGATTGTCCTCTACATAAGGGGACTAGTCGGGTGTGTGTCATGGGCGACGGAGATATTAAGTCCGAGGTAATGATCATCGGTGAGGCTCCTGGTGGTAATGAGGAGTATACTGGTCGTGTGTTTAGTGGTCGTGCCGGCGAGGTGTTAGACTTACATCTAAAAGAGGCAGGCTTGCCCCGCAGCAGAGTCTATGTTACCAACGTAGTTAAATGTCGCCCCTCAGAGAACCACAAGCCATCACGGCTAGATTGGGAAGCATGCGCCCAGTACCTCCAAGCTGAGATCGAGGCGATCGATCCTAAGTACATACTGCTACTGGGCAACACGGCCATGCAGGCTGTGGTCAAAAAGTCGGGGATTACTAAGCAACGTGGTCTGCGCCTAAAGCCTAAGAATCCTCTGTACGATAGACGAGAGGTAACAGCGACGATCCATCCGGCGTATGTACTGCGTAACCCCGGTCAGACTACTGTTTTCGGGGACGATATAAAGCGCTTCGTGCGCCTGACGCGGAATGAAATGAGGGAGGTTCATGTTAAAGGCATTATGGTACAGACTCCGGTGGGCTTGCGGAAGCTTCGTTTACTTCTTCAGGAAGCACCCGACGGAACCGTTCTGTCCTACGACGTGGAGACTAGATTTCGACCGTGGGAAAAGGATTGGAGCATCATCTGCCTCGGGCTTACACTTGACGGTAGAACATCCTACGTCGTCCCACTGTATCACCCTGAAAGTCCGTTCCGACACAACTGGAAAAAAGTCCTCACGTACCTTAAGCCTGCCCTGGAAAGACCAGGAATTAAGCGAGTGGCTCAGAATGGAAAGTTTGATAATGTCCAGCTCGCGGGCGCCGGAGTCTATCTCGAACATAGCTTCGACATTATGCTTGCTGCTCATATCCTTGACGAGAATAGACCCAAGAATCTTGGATATCTTTCGCAATCAATCCTAGGAGCTGATGAGTACAAGGGCATGGTCGAGACTAAGCCTGATAAGATTCTCAAGGAGCCCATACGAAAGCTTGCTAGGTACAATGCTATGGATGCAGGGTACACCTGGCAGCTACGACCGCCATTGCTAGAGGACCTTAAGCGCGAGCCAAGATTACTGAGACTATTCAGTAAGCTTATCATGCCTGCCTCACACGTCATACAGCAGGTTGAGTATCGTGGGATATATATGGATCAGGAGCGATTGTACGAACGGATGCACCAGCTACAGGGAATGATAGACGAGAAGAAGGCGGTACTCTATGAACATCTTCCGAAGAAACTCCACGAAGACTTCAACTTCAACTCACCCCAACAGCTTTCGCGCTGGCTGTTTTCTTCTACCAAGCGAGGTGGATTGGGTCTTAGCCCGCTTGAACGCACCCCCACAGGTAATCTCTCGACTAAGGAAGGAGTACTCCTTCACTATCGAGATAACCCCGCGATCGCCGCGTTACTGAGATACCGCACCCTACAGCTAAAGTGGATGAATACGTACCTGCTACCGTGGAGCCTACAGCTCGATGCTAACTCACGTCGTCACACTATCTATAGTATCTATGGCACAGTGACTGGTAGGCTTAGTGGTGATTTTCAGCAGACTCCGCGGGATCCGTTCATCCGATCAGTAGTCGGTGCACCCCCTGGGTGGCTCTTCGTCCAGGCTGACTACTCACAGGTAGAACTTCGTATCGCCGCACACTGTGCCCACGAGCGAAGAATGCAACGTGCCTTCCTTATGGGTGAGGATATTCACGCTAAGACTGCATCAAACCTATTAGGAAAGGAGCCCAGTGAACTCACGAAGGAGGAACGCAAGAAGGCCAAGGCAGTTAACTTTGGATTTCTCTACGGTATGTACCCCAAGAAATTCCAGGCGTATGCCTTTGAGAAGTTCGATCTGGAGCTCAGTATCGCAGAAGCTACGGCGTATCGTAAGAGGTACTTCGAGATGTACCCGCAGCTTCTTTCGTGGCACGACCACCAGAAGCGGGTTGCGGGTGATCGTCACAGAGTCTCCTCTCCTATTGGACGCATACGACATCTACCAGACATACTCAGCTCAGACAACGGCGTTCGCATGGAGGCCGAAAGGCAAGCAATCAATAGTCCTGTTCAAAGTATGGCGAGTGATCTTATGCTATTTTCCATGGTACAGCTACAACCTCTACTCAACAGCGGAGAATGTGTTATGGTTGGAACACTCCACGACGCGATCTTTTTTGAGGTCCGTGAGGATTGTGTGGATAAGTACAAGCCACTCATCAAAGAGACTATGGAGAATCTCCCCTTGGAAAAGACGTTCGGCTGTGAGCTCAGCGTCCCGATCGTTTCGGAAGTAGATGTAGGAACTCACTGGGGCGAGTGGGTGGTTTGATAAAATGTATGTGCGAGCAATACTACTAGGAGGCTATTATGTATGAAGACGAAGCCGTAGAGTGTGGAGCTCCTCCAAAAACTTCTCAAGTAGCTAGTGGGATGAGTAGGCTTGATATCCTAGCTACTGAGCTGCACGATGTAATCTCCATCCTAGATAAAAAGTTAACTCCCGTACTCATGATGGCTGATGTGCCTTCGGAGTGCGAGGCTAAGCCCCAGCCGATTCTGGTAGAGCTTGCCCAAAGCCTCGAAGAGAAGTGTGTTAGGATTGAGTCAGCCATCCGCAGGGTTCAGACTATCACTACCCTCCTGGAGTTGTAGTGTCCGCATACAATCAATCACGCATCCGGCTATTCCGTAAATGCCAGAAGGCTTACTCCTTTCGCTACGACTACGCCCCAGGCAACCAGGAGCTAGTACCCAGAGTATCGAAGGTTGGCTTCTACCGCGGGTCGTGGATGCACATGCTTCAGCAAGTACACCACAGACTGTGGGCGGGTGAGAAAGAAGTAGAAATTAAGATCCCTAAGGGCCGTGCGCTGGCTTCGATGAATGTATCCTCGTGGGAGGAAGCGCAGGCTGCGCTGACCTACGAGTACGAGCAGTTGTTCGAAGAAGAGAGAGCGGAGCTAGACTTTTCACCCGACGACTGTGAACGACTGTTCAAGTCCTACCTTAAGTTCTGGGAGGCCGACGACGAACGCTACACGGTAGCTAAGTTGCATGATGGTACCCCTGCTGTGGAGTTCGTGATCGAAGTCCCACTTAAACAGTGGGGTATTACTATCCCCTTTAAGGGTCAGATAGACTTGCTCGTAGAGGACAATGAACTTGGTGGGCTATGGATCTGGGACCATAAGTGGGTGAAGAATGTGCCCGACGACGACGAGCGAATGATGAGCCCCCAGGCCCTCATGTATGCATGGGCACTTCGTAGATTAGGCTACGACATACGGGGGTTCTTGTTCAACTACGGTCGAACGAAAGCCCCTACGATTCCACGTATGCTTAAGAATGGTACCCTTAGTCTCGCTAAGAACATCGACACTGACCACGCTACTTATCTCGAGTCGATCAAAGATCTCCATCAGAAGCGGTGGAAGGAGTATGCTACCACAGTCTATGCTGAAAAGCTAGAGTCGCTGAAGGACCGAGAGGTACTATGGTTCAGACGCGAGCGTATCTCCCTTGAGAAACCCCGTGTGAAGCAAGCACTGGGTGAGTTCATCGCTACTATCCACGACATAGAGGATCGGCGAACTGGAGTGTTTGTCCCACGTACCTATCAGTTCTCTTGTGGTTGGCGCAAGGGAGGGTGTGAGTATCATGGGTTGTGCGTAAGTGAGTTCAACGGCCTAGACATACAACCACTGATAAAGAAGAACTACATCTTCGAAGGAGAGAGATATGGGGAAACCGTCGTCGAAGAACAATGAGAAGATCGCAGCTAGGATCATGCGGGCTTCTGAGATAGCTAGTTATCAGCACGCCCTGATCTATGCTGAGACTGGCCAAGGTAAGACGAGACTGTCAGCGACAGCTCCTAACGTGCTACTCATAGATGTGAACGACAAGGGTACTTCCTCAACTAAGAGAGATACTAACCCCAAAGTCTTCCACGTCGAGTTTTGGAGTGAGCTCGCTGAGGACCTCTACTGGTACCTACAGAGTGGTGACCACAACTTCGACACCTACGCGATCGATGGTCTTACCTCAGCGCGTACCCTCTGCTTGAACTTCGTGCTAGGCGACGAGGCTAGTCGTGATGCTGCCCGTGATCCCAATATGCCTACACGCCAAATCCATGGCAAGGTCGGTCAGTTGATGAGAACTATGATCACTAACTATCGTAACCTTCCCATGAACGGAGTCTTTACTGCTCAGACCCGAGTACTCGGTGGAGGCGACGAAGAGGATGACGATGAGGGTCCGCGGAAGATAGCACCAGATCTACCTGCATCTGTGGCAAACCACATCGAGCAGGCAGTAGATACCATCGGCTACCTTACTAAGCGTAGCGTGGTAGTTAAGAAGAAGGGTGGGACCAAGAAGCGAGTAGTACGCACGCGGCTTATTACTGGTCTCACAGATAAGTACGTCACTAAGGATAGGGACAGAATCTATGGTGAGTACATAGATAGTCCTAACCTGACGGAAATGTTCAAGATAGCAAACCAGGAGGAATAATGGCAAAGGCTAGCGACCCCAAGCCTGAACCACCCAGGGAAATAGCTGTTAAAGTATTGGTAGAGATAGCTACTAGGAAGACGGCTGCCCAGGAGATCCGAATTACAGCAGCTCAGACTATTCTAGAATACTACTAGGAGGAATAATGGCAAAGAAGCTACAGATCGACTTCAGTGGTGTACCCAAGGAGATCCGCAAGGGTGGTGGTAAGAAGCTCCCCGAAGCTGACTACGCTTGGAAGATCGTATCGTCCGAGATAAGCAGGAAAGAGGGATCGACCAGTCGCTATATTCGTTGGCAACTCAGTGTAGCTAAGGGTCAATTCAAGGGAGTTACTAGGTCGTACATCACCTCCCTTAAGCCTGAGGCGTTGTTCAACCTTCGTAACCTCATCCACGCTGCCACCGGCAAGAACGTTGCTGGTAAGGCGATGGCTTTTGATCGTGAGAAGCTTTATGGCAAGATCGTGGGTGGATCAATCTCCAACGAGGAACGAGACGGTAAGACGTATAACGACCTAGTCGCCGTGTTCCCCGTCGATGAGCTTAGCGACGAGGAAGAGGAAGACGACGACGAAGAGGAAGAGGTCGAAGAGGAAGACGACGACGAAGACCTCGAAGAAGTAGACGTAGACGAACTCTAGGAGGAGCTACATGAAGAAATGGAAGACTTACATTCGACCTCTCAAAGGTAACTTCATCGTAGCTGAATGTGAAGCCGAGACACCTCAGGAAGCTCTGGATAAATTCTGGCTAGATTACCCAGATGCTTTCCGTATCGATCAACCCTTCGAGGCTTCTCACTAATTTCTCCTGGGGATAGCGGGGGGCAGCTCGAGTGCGGCTAGCCCTCAAACGACCGGCCTAGTAGGCGCCCGCCTCTTATGGTATAATCTCACGATGCAACCTGAATCCCGAATAACTCGTCGGATCATCAGTCGTATCAGGGAGCGAGGCGGTTGGGCTACCAAGATACACGGCGGAGACAGTTTTCAGGAGGATGGTTTACCCGACATCCTAGGTAGTTATAGGGGTCGGTCATTGGGTCTAGAGGTCAAGACGTCCGTAGGTAAACTACGTCCACGTCAGCAATACGTCCTCGACGAGATCACTAAGTCAGGCGGTATCGGCAGGGTGGTCAGAAGCGTCAAGGAAGTAGATGCGATCCTAGACGAAATCGATCGGGAAGAGGTTCTATGAGAAAACTAACTGTGGTAACACTAGCAATAGTGATTTACCTAGTATTCGCAGTACCCGCCCACGCCAAATCTCCTAAACTAACTAATGCTCAGCACCGTAACAATGTAGTCAAGGTGCTGCGTAAAGGCCTAGCTAGTACTCCACTTAGGGGTACTGCTAGGATTTTTGAGAGTGAGGGCTGGCGAGCGAAAATGAGTCCATACTTCCTCGTTGGTGCTTCTGGTACTGAGTCATCCTTCGGTGCTGCAGCATGCTCAGGTAATAGCTACAACATCTGGGGACTTGGTGCATGTAACCGTGCATGGATAGTGCCTTACTTCTCAACACGACGGCAAGCTGTTCGCTACTACGTCAAGTTCATTCGCTCACATTGGCCAAGTGCGAAGACTTGCTATCAACTCTACGGCTACTGTCCCCCGTGCGGGGCGTACGGTTGGGGGTCAACCACGCACTCAAAGATGCGACAGCTATTCGGACCAGTGAGTTCGTCGCTAACCTACCCCAGGAAACAGTAGTAGTGGGCAATTTTGTATGTGATTGACGACACGCAACACACTGTTCCCAGCGCTGTACGTTGCTTCTAAGTGCTCTAAAAAACGTACCGCGCTTGAACGAACACACGACGATCACATAAAGAACCCCGGCAGGAGGCCTGTACCGGGGTTCTTTTCTAGCTACGTTAGCTACGCGAGCAAGCTAACGTCTGCGGGCAATTAGAGTTAGCCCGTAGACTTCTTAGATCGTATCCAGTTGAGTAGGAACGATGCAAGACCTGCGACGCCTGCTAATGCTGCTGCTTTCCACAGTGCCACATTGATTAAATTAGTGCCAGCTGCGACGATGGTGACAAGGGCGTACTCAGCAAAAGTAAGCCCTGCTCGTTCTAGTACTTCGTGGGTGTTCATGTTGCCTCCTAGCCTCCTAGTAGATGTACGAGTAAACCTGAGAGGATACTAGCCATTAGCACAAGGACCCCCGCGATAGCAACAGTCTTTGTCCTAAACGTAGCAGAATCCTCTATGCTATCCTTGAAGGGACAAGTCTCAGCTGTGGGAACACTGTCTAACTTTGTCTTCATAGCAGCCTGGGAGGTTTCTATTTTACCGAGCCTCTCATCATGCCTGTCCATACGGGGTATTACTAGCCTTAGGAGTACGTCCCTATTGCTTAGCCCATTAGCTTCGACTTCGATGGGGGTTTCTTGTCCCATAGCCCTCCCTTACTTATATCTACGAGCGCCCATAAAGCCGCCGTATGTTGATAGTTGACTTACCTTTACTCGATCGCCAGTTTGTGGTGCTTGGACAAATTGATCGTTCCCGATGTATATACCAACATGCTCGGGGCCTCTTGGTCCCTTGTGGAAGAATACAGCATCACCTGGTTGAAGGGCATTAGGATTAACTTCTATTCCCTCTCTATATTGGTCATAGGTGGTGCGAGAGATTCTGACGCCGTTACGTGCAAAGGTTTGTTGCGTCAGCCCCGAGCAATCAAGAGCTGTACCCCACTCATTACCGCCCCACTTATATGGAACACCAAGCTGGGTCAAAGCAGTATCAGTGATAGCATTGGGCGACTGGGGCAAGCCCTTATCACTCGTACCAGGAGCAGTAACGTCCTCAGCAGTAGTGGGTACAGTGTCCATAGCCTGAGCAGTAGCAGCGTTCTGTTGGGCAATCTGAGTCTGAAGCATACTGATAAGTATACTGTGGTCACTCGAGGCAGCGACTTTCTCAGATGTAGGACCTGCTTTAGCCATGACTGATTTAGCTATCTGTGAGGGTTGTAGCAGTTCTATCAGTAAGCTCATCGTAGTCTCAGGTGTGAAGGCTTCCTGGCCAACCTCAAAGCCCGCGGGTATGGGCATGCCAGTAGTATCGGCGGCAGTAATGTCAGAAAGCCCATTAGCCTTGTACGATTCCTCTAACTGTAGAACCTTCTGCACATACGCCTGAGTCTCTGAGATCTGAGGTACTTTGTTGCCAGCTTTCTGTACAGCCCCAGGACCAGCATTGTAAGCAGCAAGCGCGAGCTTCTCACTACCAAATCTACTGAGCTGACTCCTCAGATACTTAGCTCCACCAGCGAGATTCTGAGCGGGATCGAACGGATCAGTTACTCCAAGCTCCTTGGCAGTACCGGGCATGAGCTGGGTAAGACCCAGTGCACCTGCACTCGACCTAGCTCTAGGGTCGCCCTGTGATTCAGCTTCTACCACAGCTGCTAGCAGTGCTGGTGATATACCCGCCCGCTTCGCGGCGCGGACTATCATATTCCGCAGATTAGGACTAGTGCTAGTTACTTTGTGTTTACTGGCCAAAGCCCTCTCGCTTATCGTAGGCACCATTGATAACATCTAGCCAAGCCCCAACTTCTATCATGGTGTTCTGATCCTTGAAGGACAACTCTTTCCCCCGTTCTTTGAGTTCCCCCTTCTTTGCGTTTAACACGTTGAGGATCGTATAGGCTTCGTTTCTAGAGAGCCTGAGGGTATCTACGGGCATCAGGCGTATACCGGTTAACCATGACACCATATCAGCTCGCGCCTTACCCTGACTTTCTAGCGTCCCTCCAGGCTGACCGATAGTCTTACCAGCATTGTTGATAAAGGGCATGCTCATAGTATTCATAATATAAGCAGCCGTAGCACCACAACGCCAGTTACCCGTCTTAGGAGACTTAAAGATACCGAAGTGATCCTTTAGTGGCTGAGGCAAGTACTGCGCCCAGCCTGGGGCTTCAGTAGTGCTTTGTCTGAGACCGGCGGACTGTACACCCTGATAGTCAATGGGTGAGTTAAGCCCAAGATTATAGCCAGTCCCAGCTTCGAGGAGCATCTTACTACCGAATGGGAAAGCAACAGGTGAGAACGGACCCACCATGCCTGATGGTGTAGAGATTACGTCTCTGACCTTTTGGGGGAAGGACATATTGTCATCCCTAAAGATATCCCACAGATTAGGCATGAGGTTAAGCTGAATGAACGGAAGCTTTGGGTTTAAGTACAGAGGCTGATCCGCAGGCAGCCCTAGCTTCTTACGTGCCCAATCTGGCACTGGGATCTGAAATGCCCCTAGCTCATCGAAATACTGTGGCAGTATCGCTTTGTATGGACCTATGTCTTCCCCAGAGTTCTCGTCGAGGAAGTTCATGACCTTGAGGGCAGTGCCCACTTTTCGTGGTTCTTGTGCCAGCTCACTGAACTGAAGAGCAAAGTTCTTTTTGAAGAACGTCCAGAAGGGGAATACTGTCTTTGCCACCCATCGCTCGAATGGGGTAAGATCGCTGTAGTCGAACTGGAAGTGCTTACTGACACCAGCACCGATATCATACATGATCTCCTGTTCGGTGCGGGAGAATCGTGAGTACTCCATATCGTCTACGTGGATAGGACCGAAGGTGTGCAGAGCCCGCCTAACAGCTACGTCCTTGGAGGCCTGCTGGAATGGTGCGATACGTACTACATCTTCCATCAGTTGACCCCATTTTCTACCCACCTTAGCGGCTTCAGGCGCCATGAGTATCAGACCGATCGGTGCAGCTATTCCACCCGGTAACAACGCTGCTGTAGCTGCCGACTGTCGAGCGCGCTTAAGAGCAAAGCGTTTCTTGCTCATACCAGGTGGGGGGGTGACACTCTTAGCGAGCTTGCCCTGAGCAGTGGGCTTACCGATATCTTTTAGCTCTTTTGTAATCTCACGATCGAACTCACTGTACGTCTGGTCAGATGCGATAAATGAGGTGGAACCAGTAGCACCACGAGTCTCAGCCTCTTGGAACTCACGCAGAGCTGCCTTGCCCTCAGGAGTAGATTCAGGTACGCCCCTTCCTATCATCCCAAACTTGTTACCGAGCTGAGCGGCCTCTTCTTTCTTAGCTCGGTACACCAGAGCTGTGGCATCCACATAGTTAAGTGGATTATAGACACCCGCTAACGCATTGTTCCACATAGCACCTAGTACGTTCATTACGTGGAAGGCTGGGTTAGGAGAGGTTGCGTATTTCTTCCACAGTACCTGTGGACGGTTTAACTGCTCTAACGTCTTAAAGAACCTACGAGTGGAGGCAGCCTGAATGTTGGGGTTGTTGATCTCTCTTAGTCCCTGAGCCACTACATCCCTTACTGCATAAGCCTTACCACCGTGCTTATATTTAGTAAATCCTACAGGCACTTGCTCTAGACCACCCTCGACCCCTTCTTTAGCCGCCTTCTCGGCTACCTCATAGGCGCCGTGTATCTCAGCTCGTGCTGCAACATAGAACTCCTTGCCTTGACCTGGAAGCTTGTCTAGAGCTGCTAGGGCTTCATCGCGCTCAGCCGTCGCTTTAGCCAGGGCACCTTTTGTATCGGCAAGCGGTAGAGCAAACCGAGTATCTGCTAACATGCGGTTAGTATATTCTGCTGTTAGACCCTCGGTATAAGCACGAAGCTTAAAGTCAAACAACGCCTCCAGAGGGTCGTCGTAGTGTTTAGCGATACCCTCCCAAGTAGTAGCAAGTCTACCTTTGTCAGCGCCATACTTACCAGCTTCCTCAAGAGCTGCCTCAGCTTCCTCGTTGATTCTTCCCCTAAGTACTTTGAGCGGACCAGTTACGCTCTCCACATCAGCCTTCAATAGGCCTAGTCGTTCCTCAGGTTTGATAGCTACCACCATCTCAGTACCTTTATGCTCTGAGAAGGTAACTGTTCCATCCTCAGCCATCTTGAGGGCGTAAGGCTCATCGATGAGCTTTTCGCCCATAGAGACTTTGTGCAGGCCCCTAACCTCTTCGGCGATATTTTTGGCCGCCATCTTCTTCATTGAAGTGAACCTACTCATTTCTACCAGAACGCTGGAGCGAATCGCATCACCCTGAATGTGGCGAGCCTGCCAGGCAGGGATTAGGGCATTACCGATGGCATTACCAACTCTAGTCTTAGTAGCTGCTTTGCTTACTGCGCCTCCGATGCCCTCAGTAAGCTTAGCAGTACCAGGAATCTCCATGCCAGCAAAACGAATACCGCGTCCACCCTTAAGGTTAGTGGGTAGCAACCTGGCCCCCAGCTTCTGTTTTGTCGTAGCTCTTACTAACGCTGTTGACTTCTCACCAGGAGCCAGACCTGTAGGCATATAATGACCAGTGCTACGAATCTCCTGTTTCACGAACCCAGATTGAACCCTGACCTGATCCATGGCGTCACCGAGATCGAATGCATAACCTCTAGCGATGCTAACATCAGTGACAGCCTCGTCTAGCTTATTGAGATCTCCCCCATACTTACCCGCTTTGATCAGGGCATGAGCCTCAGCGTTAGCACGCAGAGACTGCTCAGCTAGCAGGTTTACTGCGGTGATCTTACTACCAGCTGTAGCGCCGAAGGTAAGATACATGCTGGGATCGTAGAAGATGGACATACCGATACCAATGGGGGTGGCGTATTTATACCGCCAAGAGCTTGGATCGTTGATCTCCCTTATCTTTTCAGCAAACGTCTCATTCTCCTTAACAGCGGTGGGGACGTGAGCAAAGCCCGCCCCCACAGCTTTAATAGCATCTACTGGAGACGACCAATCTAGGTCCCAGGTGCCAGTGCGGCCCTTCTTCTCATCCTGCCTACTCATGTAAGCAGCTGACTCACCCAATATACCAGCCGATACATTCTCGAATACCTGGAGTCCTCGACCCACTTCTTGGAGGAACGACTTATGCTTACGCATATATCTTCCCTTGCCATAGATAAAGTCGTGGACTGCTAGCCTAGCTTCTGGGGGTAGATTCTTCCTTTCGTACTTAGAGAACACTACAGACTTATCAGCTTTGCCCTCGAGGACGTTCTTCATATCTACTGCTAGCTGCTCTCTGATATCTCTAGTGGCGTATTTCTCTATGTACATCTGATAGAGCCCCGTCTTACGAAGCTCTTCATCCTCCTGGTAGTCGCTGGATAGGATGGGCTCACTAAACTTACGAAGAACTGATTCAGCAGCTTCACCCTTAGGATCTAGTTTCACCTAGTTCTCCTTACCACTGTCCGGGCTTTTTCTTCTTACCCTTTTTCTTCTTCTCTTTCTTCTTTTTACCCTCGCCGCCTACACTGACCTTAGCGCTAGATCCACCACCCTTAATCTTACTGAGAATCCAGTTAGTAAGAGTACTTCTATTTTTCGTACTGCCCTTAAAGCCCATGCGCTTAGCGATGGACTGAAGCTGAGAGACACTCTTACCAGCAAGAACTGATTTAGTGAGCTTAGTCGTAGTAGTCTTAGTAGCCGCATTCTGGCCGGGGCCCCACTTCTGATTGCCTATCTGGGCCCTCACAGTAGACAGCGCTACACTCTTAGAGATACCTGCGGCAAGTAGATAGTTATAGATCTCGTTAGGATCGTTGGTCCTAGCACCCGCCTGAGTAGTCTGCTTGACATCTTCGTAGGTATAATATACCCACTTACCATTGACCTTCTTCTTGTAGACGCCCTTAGTGCCAGCAAGAGGCTTATCTACTACAACCGCCACAGAGGTAGTGTAGGTCTGTGGGTCGCCACTTTGAGTGATCTTCTCAGCGAGCTCCATAGCTGTTTGCTTCTCCTTGACCAGTGCCTCTTTGTCAGCAAGTCGGCCTGCCTTTATCTGAGCATTTATCTCAGCCTGCTGACCCTTAGCGGCAAGAGTGGACTCACCCTTATACTCACCAGTGACGCCAGCAACGTCTAGACCCAACTGCTTCTTAGCTAGCTCAAACTCCTTTCGCTGCTGCTTGAGCTGCTCCTTAGTAGCATACCAGTCGTGTTGGACCTTGAGCTTCTCTAGTGCAAGGTTAGCCTGTTCAAGCTCGTACTCTCGTTCCTGCTGAAGTCGCTCATTGAGTCTAGCGTTAATCAGACCTGGCTTCTCGGCCTCAAGAGCTGCTATTTGCTTACGCAGTTCTGATTTTTTGTCCTCGAAGTATTTAGTTAGCTGAGTAGTCTGCTCGACTTGATACATGGGAAACACCTTACCCGCCCACGCCTCAGCCTGTTGAACAGACACTTGCCCTTGCGCCAGCGCGTGTAATTGAGCACCAGCAAAAGTTTCTGGCATAGTCGCCATAGTGGGTGCAAGAGCTTTACCGAACTCAGTCATATCTACAGGGCCGCCCATTTGCTGAGCCAACGCCTGGGCCTCAGCTGCTCTAGCCTGAGCCATCTGATTAAGCTGTAGGGAGGCGGTGTTAAATATGCTCTGTTGCACGCCGGCAGCGAACTGCTCTGACTCAGCTATCTCAGTAGCACTCGCCTGAACGTAGGGCATTAGCCCACTGAACATCTCACTAACTGATGCTAAAGCAGCTGCCTCGTCGGCAGCAGTATCAGTAATCTCTGCTTCGATGGGGGCGGTAGCACCTGCTACTTCCTCATTAACTTCTTGGGTAACGTCAGCTTCAGTAGTCATTCACTCACCTCCTTAGAAACCATGTGATGGGTCTTGAGCCCCACCAGGAGTACCCATAACACCATTAGGCCATCCGGGTACAAGCGGTGGGAACCATTGTTCACCCGTAGAAATAGGTCCACCATGCGTGGGATCCTGAGCACCACCAGGGGCACCAGGCATAGACCCAGCGGGAGGCGTAGGATAGGGGTTATTAGGCGAACCAGGCGGAGGTGTGGTAGCACTCGTACCACCCTCGGCAGTGTTACCCTCAGTATCCTCAGCAGATTCAACCTTTCTACCAGCAGCCTCTTCAAGGAGTTTCATCTGAGCAATCCGATAATCCTCAAGAGTCTGTAGTGCTGAGCGGTATGTAGATGATAGTTGCTGTGGTACTGACGCCCTGAGCTGAGCCATAGCTTCTAGATAGGGTGACTCCTCACGAGCCTGCCGCGTCGCACGGTACCCAGAGAACATCGTACTGGCGCGCTGCATAGCATCAGTTACACCCTGTCGTGCTATCTCCATACCATAGGACTGTCGCATTTCTTCAGCCTGCGCCTCTGTCTCAATCGAACCCCGAATAAACTGACCCGTATTGGGGTCAAGATAGCCTAGTTTCTGGAGGAGATCGTTATAGCTCCTAAGTGTCTCAGCTCTGAGGTCAGCCTCTTGTGCCTCATAGAGGGCATCAGTGAACTTACCCAGAGGATGAGTTATCAACTGGGGATTGGTACTGAGCTGCTGTGATAGCGGATTCTGAACCGTATCAAAGACGGGGTTATAAGCAGGTGGGGCGTTACCATAAGATACACTAGTCGGTGCAGGCATTATACCTCCTTATACTACCCTGAATTGGATGCTATCTAGGGACAACCACGTAGTAGAGCCACCAGCGAAGGCACTAACATCTCCAGTGGTAGATACCCTTAAATCACACAGAGCACTAGCACTCGTTAGGCCTGGTACAACTACTGGATACCCCGGCCTATAACCAGCTGGAAGAGTGCAGATCACTGCACCAGGTGCTGTGCCATCTTTTACTAACCCCCTCATGTGAACCGTCCCAAGGGTGTCTTTGTAGTACCCCGCAATTGAGTAGCTACCACCATAGTTCACCCACGAGTTAAGCAACGTCGGCGCTATCCACGATTCCTGAGTAGGAATCTGATTAAGTGGAGCGATAAAGATAGATCCAGTCGTAGCATGCTTACGAAGAACGACCCCGATAAGCTGAGTAACGTAGGGACTCAAAGGGATAGTAACCGTATAACTACCAGCTGTTGCAGCAGAGACGAAGATCGGAGCACCCTCAGTCAGTGCAGAAGTATCTATTCCCGTAAGAACGCCGAAACAGAGTATCTTACAGAGATCACCGTCAGCTCCACCAGTATGAACTATTCCCACAGCTGGCATAGTTGCTGCCGCATCAGCCTTAGCTAGTTTGAACTCTGGTATATCAGTGGCCCCCACAGAACCCGCCCATCGAACAACTTGACCTGTAGTAACAGCGCCTCCTGATGTATTCTTAGCATACCGATAGACGTTCTGAATCTCTTCCCCGGCAGCAGCGATAATGGCATCCAGAGCCAGCGTAAGAGCTTCCAGGCTACGCTGAACCGCCATGTACCCTTCTGGGTCACCACGTTGCGCTCGTTCTGGAAGTTGGAAAGTCATGTGTCTAGGCTGCTATAAAGGTAATTCCGTCTAGGTATGCAGCTGTCAGGGCTCCAATGACTATGTGGTAACTTACCTCACCATTTGTATCTATAGTTACACCATAGTCACCTATTGAGACGTCGTGATCCATACGATGCCACTCTTTTTCTACTGGTCGATAACCAGCAGGGAGAGTAAAGATATGTTCATCTACGCCACTATTAACTACTCCACGTAGATGTACTATCCCAAAGGGATCTTTATAGTAGCCAGCTACATTGTAGCCTGCTCCCATGTTAGCCCATGAGTGAAGTAGAGTTGGGGCGATAAATGCTTCAGGTGTAAGAGCTAACTTTGAATGAGCAATAGCTGCATCAGCTGCTACATTATCATTCTGTAGTCCACCATTAACCACAGCTAGTATAGCATTGAAGTTAGCCATGATCTCAGAGATATCTTCAGGGTCTCCATCTACGGGTGAATAAGGTAGAGTTATCAGTGTCATTGTCTCACTCCTAATAGGACAGGTTCTACAGCGATTGAATGGACAGCCCATTCACCCACTGATGTTAGTGTTCTGATATTACCTACGTAGATAGCTTCGCTATCCGTACCAGTCTCAGAATCCTGGTAGCACACTGAGATATACCTAGCGTACACATCTGGGTGCAGCTCAGGTTCAGAATACATCTCTCCAAGACCCCAGGTTTCTGTTATATCCCAGTCATCCGTTACTTCCCAGATGTCCCCGGCCTCACTAAGATTAAGATATGAAGACCAGACAGTGGCAACCTTAAAGTCTACCTTTAAGATTACCCAGAACTTACCTCGTCCTAGTACTCTAAGCCTACGAATATACTTAGTCTTACCTGGTTCACCTAGATCGAACCAGCCTGTTTGGATCTTAGTGCTAAATGCCACACTATCATCTGTACCAGTAGCTGAGGCAAAAGCTTTGTACCACTTATAGCTACCTTTCTTAGGTCCATACAGGAAATAGTCATCCTGGTACCTCATGGGTATAAGTAGATTTACTGGCATACGGTGGAAGTTCCAGGGTTTCTTCTCCATGTGGGGGTAGAACTCTACCTGGAAAGTGGGCACGCTACTAGCAAGTTCGGGCAGGCACCAACCGATGCGATCGTCGTAGGCATAAGCCCACGCCGTAGCTAGCGCATTGTAGTTAAGAACTTCCGTATTGAACGTTGGACTTATGTTACCAGAGAGATACGTAGAGGGTTGGTCACTGTAGAATACACAGATCCCCCTCCGAGACAGGAAGAACACTTGGCCATTATACAACACGCATGAGAAGTGCCCCTCACAGCCTTTCTCTGGATCTACTACACGATTCTCGAAAGTAACTGGGTCATAGATGGGGCTTATACTCTTTCGCTTAAAGACGATGAGGAAGTTACCGTCACTAGCTAAAGCAGTTATTACGTCTCCGTTACCGTGAAGGATATCTACCCAATCTGCGGCGTTATAAGTCTCCGGGTCAGCGGCAACTGACTTATACACTCTATCGGGATAAGCAGTTACTCCAGATACCCACATAGAGTCCTTGTGAGCCCTGAGGTATTTACCCTTAGGAGCAGCGGGGTATGTAACCTGAGTAGTCCCATCCCAACTACGATAATCATCCACCCCGTTACTCATATAGAGCTTATGGTTATACTCCTCGAAACTAAAAGGAGCCGACGTACTCATAGCATCATCTATCACAGCCCACGTAGCCCCAAAGTCGTCTGAGTATACTATCTCTCCCACAGTAGTGTGAACTACGAACTGAGGAGTCCCCGTAGCGGGGTAAAGTACACCAGCGGACAGAGCGCTACCACTAGCACTAAAGTCCTCTATGTACTCGCACCCCAGTCGCTTAGCAGCACCACCCTGAGTATTAAGGATGACGTTCTCCATCTTAATACATTGGTCTGGCTCCAACAGGTGGACTGGGTCTCGCTGGTTCACTCCACCGCTAAGACCAGGTAGCATGATAGTACTACTAGCCATAGCTCTCTAGATCTCCTATGATGTGGTCTAGTAAACTCACAGTGTCTTTACCCCGGCGAAGTGTAACCTCAGGGTATGACGATAGCTCCTGCCTAACGTACGACTCCAACGTCATACGTGACCGTTTCACCTTACTGAACGCGCGGTAACGCTCTACGATGCCGTGAATCTCTTCTCGTGTAGGCGTATCTACAACCATGTGTCGTCCGGTTGCACTCGGTCGAGTTGTTCCTCTTGCTCATAGGTCTCTTCGTCGAGGAAGTGGAACAGTGTGTCCTCAAGCTCCTGTTTTGCTACAGACGCGAGATCAAACTCCTGAGCACGAATGTGGCATCGCCACCTCGCAGCAGTCAAGATAGCCTCGTCATAGTCAGTGGGGGTAAACGGACTAGTAGCTGTAGTTAGATCTACTATATCACGGACATAGTACAGGGTGAGTGTAGTGTCTACATCTGTGGGAGGCAATACATAGAGGGTGCGGTTCCAGATGCAGTAGCCCTCAGGAGCGCTTCGTGAAACCGTAGTTAGATCCTGAGTAAGCCAGTGTTCGAGGAACACCTTCTCATCTATGCTCTTAAGCTTCCTCAGGTTGGTAGTCGGAGTATCGATAAATAAAGCCTTAGCCGACTTAAACCCAGTGATGGAGGATAGTGGGTAGTCGTAGTCCCCTGCTACGAGTGAGATGGGTTCGTCAGTCTCACGCCACTTCCACCGAGATCGTCGCGCAACTTCACGATAGCCCCAGTTAACATACTGAAGCAGTTGTACAGAGGTAAAGCCCGTAAACCCGCGAGCTTTGAGTTCCAATACGAAGTCGTTACCAGTCACGAACTAAGCCTCCTGGGTATTAGGATACTAGCGTGTGTCCCCTTACCATCCTCTTCAAGCGCCCAAGCTAACCTCTCACCTACCTCATCTATCTTCTCTCGGTTAGCCTGATCTATATCTGCTTGTACTCCTTCGTTATGCTTATCTATCTTATCGAGGACGTCGGGATTGTCGGGGTTCCACTGATCACATTCGAGGAGGCGGGAGATAACTCGGGCGTCAAGGGTCTCAACTGTAAAGACTAGACGATCAACACCATCGAGAGAAGTCTCCACGATGTTATACTCGTCTCTTTGCTCGTTGTAGTAGACTTTCAGCCGCGAGTCAATCTCCCGTATCCTCTGTACGATAGAGAGTACGTCGTCAGTTATCGACACCATACCATGGTGCGTATCGTGCCAAGTTTTGATTGCCCTAATCTCCATCGTAACCTTCTCCGTTACGGAGTGTCGTCGTCTAGGTCGTAGATGACACCCTGGTTCTTACGGTCTCCACAAGCAAGATCGCAGTACTTGAACAGAGTAGCACCGTACGCATCTAGATCGGGGTACTCAATCTTCCGGAGGACAGCACCATCACGGTCCATCCACTGGAAGTCGTTACCACCAAGCCAGACCCAGAGGAAGTCACTCGGTCGCAGGAACCACAGCTTGCCCTTCGGGGCATCATCGTCATACAGCATAGGATAGCCGTTGTAGTCGATGAACTTGAACCCTCCGTGCAAGGTCCCCGAGGCTGTATCGTTGAAGCGCTTCTGAGCCTTGAGAGTATTTACGTACCTGCGGCGAATGCCACGAGTACCGATGAGTATCTCAGTCTCTTTGCCTTCAGCACCGATGTAGTCAAGGAGTAGCTGGCCCTGGTCCTCATCGAACGTAGCTGAGCCACCATCTTCTACGTGAGACTTCCACCACTCATTACCTGCAGTGCTGCAGTTAATGCCGTGGAGGGTGTAGTAAGCAGCGGTATCAGTACGGATCATGTTCGTGAGTCCGTTGAGCTCCTTCTTCCAGTTACCGTTGAGGCACGGAACGTGGGTGCCAGCCACAGTTGTAACGTCCGCACCGTCATAAGTAACTACCCTCGTCGCTGTAACGATCGAGGTAATCTGGCGGTTAGCAGCTAGGATTGCGTCTGTAGTCTTATTCACGAGGTCGATATACATTCCTACCCGAAGGTACTGGAGGTTATTGACAGTGAACGTATTGACTCCATCAGCAGTGATAGTTGCCAAAGTACCAGTTTGATCACCGAAGGCCTGGCGGTTCATATCCTTACGAAGATCGTTGATAGCACCCTCAGTCTCTGTTTCCAACAGACGGAGATATGCCCCAACGCTTCTCTCGCTTACAGCGATGGCGAAGCCAGAGACCTGGATCTTCTTGTAGAACCGACGTACCTCATCTTTCAAGTCTTGCCAACCCTGCTGACCCGCAGGCGGCAGAATGCCACCTTCGTCACGAGCGTTACCTGACTCGTTGCGGGTAACATGGGCGGGCATGACCCACTCACGTCCAGCGAACTCTAGCCTCTCAGCGTCACGGCTAATACCCATGTAGTTCAGGGTCTCACCCTGTGAAGCATTAGCAGTACCCATTCCCGCTGACAACTCAGCAGGTGAGTAGCCGAAGAGCAAGATCGCCTTCTGATTGACCATCTCTCGGATTACTGGTAGATAGTACTCCTTAAGGATGGCATCAGCATTGGTAGTGTCTTGCATGCTTTCCTCCTATCCTTGGCCGTAACCTACGGCTACAAGTTCTACTACGAGAGTATCCATTGCAGTGGCTGTGGTAAGTTCCACCTGCACACCGCCTGCAACCGTAGTCTCATAGACATTGAGTTTTTGTGTAGAGCTATCCCACACTACAGTGTACCCACCCAAAATAGGGTTGAGTACTATGACACCATGAATCTTACCATTAGTGCCGAGACCCAACTGTTTTGGGGTGACTGCCCAGCCGCCACTAACATACAAGGCGTCGAGAGTTACCTCGACAAACCTAGCGGCACGGGAGCCCAGGGTATCTCTACCCACGATAGACGTTGTAATTGCCACGTTCTACCTCCTGCCCACTGGGGGCAGTAGCCCGGCTTCGATCGCTGACTGAGCGGCGGCAGTGGCGCTCTTCAAGTCCTTCAACGGTGTTGGCGTTGGGACAGGAACTCCACTACCGGGTACCGCTTTAGGAAGCGATCCCGATAACCCTCCGCTTGCTGGTGTGACAGCGCCTGTAAGGATAGATGTCTCATATTCCTTAGTCAGTTGCCTACAGACTCCAATCAGCTGGTCCACAGATGTAGCGTGTGGGGCATTAGCTGCGATGAATGCAAGCTTAACTGACTTGGGAGTAGGGACTGATTTATCCGCTACATCCGCTTCATCCCATTTGGTCATTATACCTTCCAGGAATTTGTTAGCATCCTCTTGTGCCTTCTGTTGCTGACGGGTTTCTCTTTCCTCAATTAGGGGCTTGCCCCACGATGGGATCTCCTCCTCGGAGGGGGGAGTAGTCGACATCCGTTCAACTTCATCGGCATCTATGTTGCCCTCAAGAGCAGCTATCATGCCTTCCTTCTGCTCATCGGTGAGGACTTCTGATTTCTTTACTAACGTCTGGAGTGTACCAACTTCGTCCTGGACGTAACTCTGCTCAAATGCAGCAAGCTGACCCAAGGAGTCGGGGTCGTAACCGATATCTTCCAGCTGAGCATAAGGCTTCAGCTTAGTCAATCGATCATTTACCTCCTTGAAGCGGGCGTACGGAACCGACTCTGGAGGCCCACTCTGACTGGTATCGGCATTTAACGTCTCCGCAGACGGATCAGCCACTGGTGTGGGGGTTTCCTTTATCTCTCCGGTACCCGGTACTGGAGTTTCTGATTCGGTGGTACTCACAATTAACCTCCTGCTCTACGGTTTAACGTCCTCGCGACGGATGGAGCTATTACGCAACTGCCGCTCTAAGAGCGGATTGCTGTTTCTCGGGAGTGGAAAACGATTTTACTAACTCCTCGTTTCCCATTACTGCAGCCCTCGCATCAGCCATTGTCTTTGGCCTGGGCTTTTCAGCTTCTTCTGCCTTTTCGACCCTTTTTTCGGCAAGAAGCCTGTGTACATCCTCTGCTCTGAAGAAAACGCCTCTCTCGGTTTTAATAGCTAGCGTTTCGAGTTCAGCGAGTGCTTCGTTTAGATTATGAAGTGCCATGTATGCCTCCTATTAAACCTCAGGTCCAGCGGGAACAGCAGGTGCTTCAGGTGTCGCACCTTCTTCTTGATTCATCAGGTTAGTAGTTGGCGTGTTACCAGGAGGACCATCAGGTCCGCCTCGCGCAGCTAGCATCATCTGTAGCTGTTGCTGTTGCTGTTCCTGTAAGGCTTTCTGGTGCATGGTTATATGCTCGTCGAATAACCGGACTATTTCTGGTTTTGCCACCGCCATCTGATCAAATTCCTCATCCATCATTTTCGATGTGTGGCGTGACAGATGGACTTCATGATTATGCCACTGTTTCACCGGAATGGCAGTAGCACCCTTTTTACCCGGTAGCTTCACCAACATAGCCATGTTCTCCCGGTTAGCCTGCGCGATGGACTTATCCACATCATCAGGCTCACCCTCACCTATGTCTAGAACCTCCTTGATCCTACGAGGATCCTTCTCCAACCCCATTTCAGCGAGTTGAATAATGAATGCCTGCCGTGCCGCCTTAGATTTAGGCATCGCCGAACCCGACTGAGGCACTACATCAGTGTTACCCTTAAGGTCAGCACCCCTGAAACGCACCACATCAAACTCACCGTCACGACGGTAGTAAGAGATAATACGTTGGGTGGAGTAATACTGGCCTACCCGAGATAGAGCAAGTGAGCCCATAAGAGCAATCGCCTGCTCCATGTTGTCCACAGTCGGGGCGATCTTAGCATCGTCCTCCTCCTGTAGATAGGACAGGGCAGACCCTGACCTAATCCCCGTGGGCACACGACCCCGAGTAACCTCGGATTGCCCAGAGATATCTAGAATCTGGCTCCGCAGTGCAACCACGATATTCTCCACCTGCGACGGCATCTGCATACCGGGAACAGGCTGAGGTAGGGGTAGATTAGGTACGTGGGTGTATCTTATAACAGAACCCGCAACGTTCTTAATACCGCCCTTAACCCTGTGCTGGGTAGCCAGTAGCCACATTGGGTTAGCCATATAGTCCTTGTTCTCGATGAGCTGACTAACGGTACGATCGATCTCGAGGTTAGCCCCCCTGATATGACGAAGGGTATCCTCGGGCCAAATCACCCCAGAGGGGATATGCTCGTAGAAAGCAAAAGGAAGCCTCTTATCGGCGAATGGGAATTTCTGAGTCTCCTCCACCGGTTTAAAGTTCCCCTTAGTCCATCGGATCATTTTACCGTCGGCGAGGTACTTATTCTGTTGGAACACCCCCGGCAGACACCACCAGGTGTATATAACACACCCATCAGCTACCTCAGTATTAGTGGGGGCAGTGGGCAGGCCTGACCGTTGCATCAGCCTCGTCTCCAACGCTCCAGCATTCACCCTCTCTGGGTCGAGCTTAGCCTGCGGCCAAATACCCCTCGCCACGTCAATATCAAGGACGTCAGAGGTAATTAGGTCAGTAACCTCAGAGAAGTTTCTCGCCGTCTCAGTAGGCAACAGCTGAAACGGTGAGTACACCTTAAAGTCCAACTCACCTAACGGATGACTCTCTTTCTTTACCTCCTCGGCTAGCTCACCCTGCTCAGCGAGTTTATTGAGCTCAGCTACCCGTAACTCATCGAATATAGCCTCTTTAGTCTGTGGGTCGATCCAGTAGTCCATAGTACCCGAGTCCTGGTTGTCAGGATTCCAGCCTACGTAGATAGCCCCTAGCCCAGTACGAACCATCCACCACAGTGCATCCTGGCGAAGCTTAGCTAACTTAAACTTCCACTCAAGTGCGTCAACGACCTTATTGCCCACCTTAGCCGCTGCGAGATCTACCGCTTCGTCTGAGTTAGCCAGCACGTTAATAACTGGCTTACTCTTAGTAAGCTTAGCAAGCTCCGTCCTAGCTACAGTGAGAGCATGGTTAAGTACAAGCATGGGTTTACGTTTACTGTCGGCATTTACGATGTTATAGTCCGTGTCGTACTGGCCCAACGTAGCATTCCACGAGACAGTGTGATCGCCCGCGACTAATGCTATGTTATTCCACCATACTGTCTCAAATGGCCTACGCAACTGCTCTCTACGAACCCGAGCCTCTTCGAGGGCAACGATGAGGTCTTTAGAGCTTGTAGCTTCGCCTATTCTCATTAGTCTTCACCCTCTACGGCACTAAAATCAAGCCGCCTAGGTCCAAGCGCGCCCCAATCGTCGCCACTCACCGGATGCTCCTCGTCAGGCTCAGGGGGTCTAAGTGACTCGGGGATATATTGCTGCCCATCGTCGGCGTGCTCCGCCATAGCGAAGGATTTGTACGCAGCGAAGTCAGCTGCCATGAATCGGTCTACGACCCTATCAACTTGCTGCGTCATTCGATCATGAATCGAGTCAGTCAATTCATACGCGCGTGAGAGCGCTCTGAAGCAAAGTACAGCGATCAGTACGACACAGCCGAGTGCAATCATCGCAGCGACGACTCCCACTATTGCTAGCGCTGTCATTATGCACCCACCTTCTCTTTCTCATTACGGATGACCTTGATAGAAGTGCCCACAACACTAAGCCTTTTACGTGCGAGGTCTCGCTGGCGAGTACGTTTATCAAGCTTCGCCTCAGTATTATGAAGCTCTTTCTCAAGCTTCTTGATTTGATCGTTGAGCTCCCTTTGTTCGTCGGCGGTAATCATACCGACACACGAGCCAACTCTAAGGGCACACTTTTCGCAGACGTAAACTGTCTCATTGAAGTTAACGTCCCTCTCCAAGTCTACGAATGGACCGATGGTTCTGTCGTTATTCGGAATATTGCCCTTACCACAATACAGGCAGGTAAAGGGCTGCATAGTCATTTTCTCTACAAGCTTCATGTTGCCTCCTTATTTACGTGGGAGAAAGGCTCTAAATCTGAACAGAGCATTGGGATAATCGACCCTAGCCGCGTTTAGGCTAGTTAGTCGTGGGCCGCCCTCCCAGCCATGGCTCATCAACAGGGGATTTTCGCCGCCTTCGAGGACTCCGTAAACATGGTCTCCAGTAAGACTACCACGAATAACAGCATCACCAGGTCGTAGTACTAGAGCTACCTCACCATGGGTCAACAACGTACCAGTATAGCCCTTGCCAGAATAGCCCAGACCGTTAGGGTCGTCGGCGCCAGCATAGGCGTAACCGTCGGTGAAGAACTCACTACAGTCAGCAGTACGGGGTAGACTCTTCAAACGCTTGGGAGCCTTGAGAAACTCCATCGGCCTCTCCTGAGCATAGTGAATCTGAGGCTCATGGGCTATGCCCCAATACCAATAGCTAACGATTTTAGCCCTCATTTTAGCCACAGTACTCTTAGGAGCAAGGGTATATCTCAGTCTCGCCCACGCCCACTGTGGGATACGTTTCGGTGCCGACGGTCGTAGCCGTTGGCTCCGACGATGGCCCTTGTACGGGCCAAGGCCCAAGTACCAGAGCTGCCACTGCCAATACCACTTAGGTACGGGAATAGGCCATTTCATGGTGTGCCTCCTGCCTCCGCGAGGGCCTTCTCAAAATGGTCCTCAACGAACTTCTGTTCGGGGTTAGCATTAGCTACATTCTTTGCCTCAGGCTCGGGGTCCTCATCAAAAGCCACCAACATGTGACCGAGGTTATCGATGTTATGGTCGTCCTTAGACCGAGGCTTCTCCGCAGGCGCCTCCTCAGAGAAGTTAGATCGCTGAGGCTTCCAGCGGTACTGGGGTAAATACTCCAGTAACTTATCACAGTCAGCGAAGATGTAGAGTCTGGGCGCTGGTACTATCTCACCCATGACCCCCCGTTCATCGGTGAATGGGTTAGCATGGCCTGGAGTGGGACGCAGGTACTCAGTTATGCGCGAGATACGAGCAGACGGGTCACGATCAGCATACTCCGGGTAAAGACCACACTCGTTAAAAACGCTCAACACAGTCTTACCATCAGTCTGAGAACGCTGATTAGCCTCCCGACCAATCAAAGACCTATGCATCTCCTCATCAGGTCCACCCCAATCATTCTCCTGCTCAGCGTCAAAGATCGTAGCAGCCCACCACGACACCGGCTGATTAGCCTCTAGTATCTCTCGGTAGTAATAGACGTTACGATCAAAGTCCCGTGCCGCCCACGATACACAGCCCTCGTTACGAATACCAGGGTCGATACAACTCCAACGCTCCCAGTCACTGGGAATATGAAACGGCTGGCACACATGGACAGCTGGATCGAGGTCAGTGAATATCTGACCTACGAACACCTCATGGGACCCCATAACAAACCTCTGATACCAGTGATCCGGCAAGCCATCGAACTGATCCAGATAGTCCTGAGGCAGATTGGGGTTATCGTAGGTAGTGGCCTCTATACATTTATACGTCTTACGCCACGAAGACCTACGACCCTTGTCGATGAACCTACGCCATAGCCAGTTATGCCCATTGGGGTTAAAGGTCAGCAAACCCTCACGAGGGGCATTTAGCTGCCTCATGCGGCCATGGAACTTAAGAAAGATGTCCTCTTCTACCTCTTCAGCCTGGTCTATCCAGAACAGACCAAGGTTGAAGTTCTCAAGCTTCTTTGGATCGTCCAAGCCCAGTCCGAATATCTGAGAGCCATTAAACAGCTCTATGTATAGGTCGGACTTATTGTACGTCTTGATACACTCTCTAGGAATACCCGCCCAGCCTCCGGCTGAGGCATTATCACCATTTAAGAGCATGTCCCAAGTGGTTGCCTTCAACTCAGGGCGGGTTTTCCTAGCGACTATCGACTTAGTACCAGGGAACTCCAAGAGAGTAGCGAAGAACTCCACACAACCCCAAGTAGTCTTACCATTACCCCAGCCACCACAGAACCCTCGGTATTTAGCCGAGAGCGTGTGCGCCTGGATCTGCTTAGGATTAGGCTTATATTCTACTTTTACTTCTCTTAGAGCCACTGCTTCTCCTTAGACGTGCATCGCTACCGGAGCGAACGGCGTATCGGTAGCAGCCGCAAGCGTCCCGCCCTGTCCGAAGCAGACTCCGCGATCGGAGGCGTCGAACTTAGTAGCGTTGTACATGAGACAGTCCTTGAAGAAGTACTGTCCGTTCCCGGCCGCCGGAAGAACAAACCCGGAAGTTAGAGCGGTAGTACCCCAGTTCAGGAACTTGCAGTTATCGAACATCATCCAACGGTCAGAAGAAGCACCGCTGAGCGCTTCCAACCAACACGCCCCACCATTCGAGGCGTAGATGTGGAAGTAGCAGTTATCGAAGATGTTCTGACCACCCGCAGTAGTACCGAGCTTGATAACGTTGGCACCGTCACCCTGTGGAATCGACTGGGCGCCAAACACGCAGTCTCTATACGTGTAGTTAGCCGAGCCATCCATATAGAGGCTAGAGTTACCATCGATAGCACTCTCAGTACTACCACCACCGACGATCTGAACGTTACTCATTGAGCCATAGTCACCCGTCACCTTGACGGCAGTCAGACAGTCAGCATCGGCTACACCGTCGAAGATGTAGATGTTCTCCCAGTGACAGCCGTTGCCCGAGATCGTAATCATCGGCTCGTTGAGTGTGCCCGCCGTGTTAAAGATACGAGCACGCTGTCCGATCTGTGTTGGAGCACAAACGCCAATGAAGTGGGTCAGTGCCTTATTCCAATCAAACGCCGCGTCCGCAGCGGGTAGCGTCAACGACGAGCTGCCCGCCAGGTAATAGAGAACGTCGTTCTGATTGGCCGTCATAGCAGCATAAGCTGCCTTCAACGTCTTAAACGCTTGATTCGGACTAGTACCATCATATGTATCTAGGCCACTAGTCGGATCAAGGTAAAAGATGTTTCCCTGGGTATGCTGCAACTGAACTACCTGGGGAACCCACCTGTCCGTCCCTTGGTCGTAGAAGAACCCCATGTTGTGCTTAAAGGGCTCATCGTCGTATTGGAACGCTACTGCATCACCTCTAGCCATCTCTTCTCCTTCGTCGTGGTTTACGTACTTACACCTACAATAGCTAACTGCGGGGTACGATAGGGATCCTGGGGGACCCAGTCGATGATTATATAGAAAGCAGGCTTGGGCCCACCAGTAGAGTCAGTTATGCCATACCACCCCTCCTTGACATTCGGATCCGCTCCCACCTGATCCTCCATGGCATACACATACACCGCAGCGACAAAGTCAGCCCATGTATTCTGTATAAGCCCCAGAGTTCCGTCGAGGTTAGTAGCCTGTTCAGCCTCAGTAAATTGATCATCGTTAGGGTCAGTATTCTCAGGCGGGCCCTTCGGATAAGTAGACCAACCAACCTCAGTGATCCACATCTTCTGAGTAGTAGCACCATTCGCTACGAACTTACCGTAGACGTCCTCAACCTGTGGTATCATCTGAGAGTTATTGCCAGTATCCCAGTCGAACGCACCGATGCCATATGGATGGACGGAGTAAGCATCGAGGTAAGTGTTTAGAGTGGGTTCAGCAGTGTACAGATCAGTCACCCATTCTGTCCAATTTATCCCACCGTCCACAGAGTAGTCTCTGCAAGCAGCACAGATGAACTTAGCGCTAGCGTTAGTAGCACGCCCAGCAGTAACTGCGGCTATGTACAGAGCAGCATAGTTAACAGCGCTAGGCATTTCTACCCACCACGTAGCATAAGGCTCATTCCAGACCTCGAAATAGTCCTGAGCATAGGCGATTATGTCCATGTTAGCAAGCCAGAATGTACCCCCAGGGCCATATCTAGCTACGACTACGGCCATAAAAGCAGCGTAGTCGGTGGCATCAGCAGGCACTGGCCAAGCACCCGTCACTACAGGTAGAATGATGATGCCCCTAATAGCAGCCTCATAGAACAGATCGTCATAAGACAGAGCCATGCCAGTCTGAACCTCTGTCCAGTACGCCTCAGTAAGCCACGTACCTGTACCGTCAGTACCATCAAACCCTATATCCTCGCGGGTATGATGAATGCCAGCATTAGCCAGCCTAGCCAGCTTAACTATACCGCCCCCACCAGCATTAGTAATAACTCCTATCAGCGCTACGTTAAAGCCGATAGTATTAGAGTTAGCATCAGTAGAGCCCGCACCGTTAGTAGCAGTTACCACGCAGCGAAGCTTACAGCCGTCGTCGGCGACGACTAAGATGTGGGTAGCTGCCGTTTGACCAGTGATGTTAGCAAAAACGTCGTTGCCAGAGGCATCCCGCTGCCACTGATAGGCATAAGACGTAGGTGAGCCTGTCCAAGTGCCATCATCAGTAGTAAGAGTACTACCAACACTGACAGTACCAGTAACTGTGGGAGCATCTGTACACACTGGGGGTACAACGTAGGGCCCCGCCATGAAGTTATCGAAGTCAGTACCTGAGGTATACAGACCAGTATACCCCGCATCAGCAAACGTAGCATCAGTCCAAGTAGCTACTACAGTCCACTCAGTACCACTCCACTTATAGGCTTTTAGTGTAGTACCCTCAGCAGAGAATCCGGCATAGTCCTCAGCAGAGAATGTAGTTACCTCATCATCTATGAGGACATCACTACCAGCTACAAGCTTCCAGAGCTCTACCTTAGCAGCCTGTGGGATAATATAGTAGCCATTCATACCCACTGGCTCATACCTCAAACATAGAGCGTTAGAGCTACCAAGTGTAGTTAGTTTAGCGGCTACATCACAGTCCGCTGAAGTAGTTACACTAGCATTCCAGTAACTAGCGGCCCAACCAGCTCCATGGAACACATTCGAGGCAATAGTAAGATCATCCACGATACCATCGAACATAGGAGACCACGAAGTACCAATAGGGCCATCGTCCCTGTTAGCATCGTCTAGGACAGAGTTTCCGAGTGGGCTTAGTACTGGATCTGGCATTACTGATCTACCCCCATGAGAGCGAGTAAGGGAGTTCGATTCGGGCCTGCATACTTAGGCTCCATCTTAGACGATGATGTAGACGAGCTGGACGCCTGTGGATGAACCAGCACTCGTAGTAGCTGTAAGAGCTTCACTTTCCTCCGTCTTAAACCAGCCTTGGGGGTTAAACGGCAACACAGCACCGCCGTAGGCAACGTTGTCGAAATCACACGAGATAGCATCACTAGCACTGTTGAAGGTAATAGTAGTAGCTACATCACCACAGTGTTCCATTACTGCTAGTACTACGATTCTGTGGTCAGCTACTGCTGCTATGAGTTCGTGGTCCGTCTCGAGCGCGGCTACATTATGAAAGCTGTGCAGGGCATACATCTTAGTGCCGTCATCTGCGACACCCCAGTTCATCCTTATAGAAGCTACCATTATCTCTCCTTCTTCTCGTTAGCCACACACGTGGCATCCATTTTTGGTAGAACTGATATAACTGGCCAGCTTGCTCCGCTCGCCTTTGCCTCATGCGCGCGATTCACGACGGCACGGGCGGGGATGTGGCAGGGGGGTGGATTGGTGGTTGGGCGTTGGGTGGTGGTTGATCGATCATCGAACGCGGCGCGATCGTTCGCAGATATGCAATCGTTCGCATAACATGCATATGGACAATCGATCGAAATATCCGTAGTTTCTACTCTTGTATCGAACGATCGAACGCGGGACGATACGTATGCAGTACGACATAGATCACGCCAGTGTTCAGGGACGGCTTCTCCCCTCACGTATGACGTGAACGAACGAAGGGACGTATCATGGCGAAGACGTACGCACCGAAGGAACTCGCGCTCGAATTGGGCGTCGATCCGAAGGTGCTTCGATCGTATCTGCGATCGAATCACACTCGCAAGCCCGAGGCGAAGAACCAGTCTTGGGTCATTCCAACGAACGTTGCGAACGATGCTCGCAAGCACTTCGCAAAGAACGTTGCGACCGAACCGAAAGCGAAGAAGGCCAAGAAGTCCGCTCCGAAAGCAGCGGACGTTCGCGCTTCTGTAGAGCGGTCGTAATCGTTCGCCCGATCGCGGGGAGGGATTCGTCCCTCCCTTCGATCGTTCGTTCGCAATCGTTCGATTAGTGGTGGCATGGCAGGCAGTGGCGTGGCCATTTAGCTCGTTCCATGTGGCCATACAGCCCGTACCATGTGGCCATTTAGCTCGTACCATGCCAGTATGCCTCTCAGTCATACTGCTCCTCTGCCTCACCATCCACAGTATCCTGGTCGCCGTTGCCGATGGCTCGTACTGGCCGCGGTATGTGACCATCGAAGGCTACCACTACTGTGGTATCACCACGCTCGCCCTTGGTACTGTGCCTGCCGGTAACCTCCAGCATGAGACGGGCTGCATCGACCCTACCCTTCTTGGCCTGCTTGATAACTCCCTTAAAGACGTCAGGGATCTCTATATCGGCCGAAATGATGCCCAATTGGTAGATGTAGTCCCGGAATTTCTTGCTTCGTTCCCAGCCACGAAGCTTACGTCGAGCATTGGACAGCCTCTGTTCCGTTGGTTTGCCGTCCATGGCCGGCGTTAAGTGGGTCATTAGCAGCCTGGCTATTTGGCTACGCTTGTAACCCTGGCTATATAGCCTCGCCGCCGTCCGCTGAACCTCGATCCGTGTGGGCTTAACTACAATCTCGGAGCTATTTGGCTTGGTAGCCTCCAGAAAGCCACTTACGCGGCCTGATTTATTCGGCTTTTTGGCCAGCTCCGCCATAAAATAACCTTATTGCCAAAACCGGCTCTACTCGCGCCGGACCATCCTAAGTGGACCTACGGTTGTGCCCAATACCGTACGTGGTCCTCAATAGCAGGACCAAGGATTTCGAGGGTTACATCGCGTTCAGAGCCTGCGTCAAGCCACGACTGGAGGATCTCAGCCACGACCATGGTTATGTCATTGGCGATGGCCTCGGCATGATCCACAGGCACGGTTGGCATGCCACATTCAGGCATAAGGACAGCGGGATATTCCTTAGCAAGGATGGCCCCGATGTTGGAGGACAGGTCATGGAGTTCATTGTTCCACGTCATGGTCAGTCCCTCAGACAACGTGGTTGCGTGTGTGGAGGAAGGAGAGTTCGACGTACAAGCCCAACATCATGAAACCTGTGTGTCGACCACACCCTTCGCATCCGACGCGGGTCATTCGCAGACCCTGGTGGGATCGTGTTATGGAGATCATTGTGTGGCTTCCTTTCGTATTCGTGATCATACATGTATGATACATGTTCCACACATCCACGTCAACCACTCTCACGATGTTTATTCCTGGCCTAGACGTCTATCCCATACGTCCTTATCTACCCACACGCTCCTTACTCCTGGTGGAACCCGTTCCATACTACGGAGAGTCTGACTGTCTAGGGCTACTACCAGCCCTGCGGCCCTCAACTCACGTAGATAGGCTCCGATGGCCTGAGACGAGAACCCTATCAGATACTCCGTGAGCTCCCGTGCAGAGATAGGTGTCAGTGGCGGCGCCCTCAGTTCCAACAGGACGAGCTGTGCCCCTTCGCTCAGTTCCATGTTACCCCACCTCCTTTCAGTCGTTAGGGCAGCCGTAAGCAACAGGCAGCCGGTGGATCTCCATCAGTGTGTGGCTAAACTGACAGATCTCATTGAGGGGGTAGTTCTGATAGATCCAGTCCATCAGCTCCTCCAGTTCCTGATCATAAGGCATCATGATTTCCATCCTCCGCAGTCACAGGCTTCGACCATCTGATCGCCGTCGTCCTGATACTCAGGTACGACGCCTTGGAGATAGCCGTAGACCTCGTTGAGTGCAGCCTCCGTACCAGACACGATCATATCTAGGCCAATGGCATCGGCCAACCTTTGGGTCAGCACCCGTCGTTCCTCTGTGGCAGTACACGTTGGCTTGTGCATGGTTCCCTTTCGCGTGTGTTCATTCATACACACATAATACACCCTCCACATACCCCTGTCAACTATCCAGGAACAAATATACGTAGCATGGAAAATCGTACGTTTACTCACTACCTCATGTGATACGATAGTTACGTGAACACGAATATCCGCACATCGAACCGACAATATATCCCTGAGGCGAACCGACAAAGAGTCCTGCTGTCAAGGGTAGACAAGATCGAACGGATACTCGTCTCCCCCATAACTATCAATGCCACTCTCGATGCAGTCCTGTACGAACTCGACGAGCTCCGAAAGGAGGTGAAGAATGTCCTCCACACGCATTAACGAGGTTGACGATATGGATGGTGCTATGGCTTTCATGGCTGACTCCGTCGCTTGGAACGAGGCTGAGGTCCAAAAGGTCATGGTGGACACAGTAGAGCTATACCAGAACTCAACTGAGGCCTCGTTCACTGATTGCCTCATTGAAGTCCTCAAGAACATATACCTTTAGGATGCAGAGTTGAGGGGAGAGTGAGCGGCCGAAGAATCGCTCGGGACGAGGGGCCTAATCCTTTCGACCCTCGCCTCTTTACGACTCTCCCCTCTACTGTGTACCCGACAGCCACTCATACCAAGCGCGTCAAGCGTATGTTCCGTCACGACCGACACGTCTCACGGACGGAGTATCGTAAGCTGATAGAGTTAGCCAAGCGATGGGATCAAGAGGACGCCCGTGCTACCTGAGCACATGAGTCCATTCGCCTCATGGCTATTCCTTACGACGTGTATCGCCGTACCACAGTTGATAGGTCTCGCAATCATCCACTTCCTGAACCGGCGAAGGAGGTGAAAAGGTATGAGGCCCATAATGCTTATGTGCCGCGGCGTAGCCTGTTACTTCACGGGCTATGCGCCCATCACTAAGGACGCTCTGTATCAGGGCATCCATCCGAAGACTGAGCAACGGATCATGTTGCTCGTGCCAAACCCAGACGCCGTGTATTTCCAGCGCAGATTTTTCCAGAACAACCCTGTGTAGAAAGGGGGTGAATATGAGTAAGACTAAGCCCTTTGGTCTCAGATGGCGATTCACCTACTACACCGATAATCGACGCAGGAACGAACCAGCTATCGGAATGAGGTATTGGCGATACCTTAGCTTCGAAGACAGGGACCTTAGAAACAGCTTTCTGAAGGTGATAGATAGCATGAGACATGGGCTAACTATCCGGATGGAGATTCAGACTCGAGACTCAAGCAAGGATCCCTGGGTCGCTACAGGTAGTTAGGACGATGGCAGTTGACAGGGCACTACGAAGCGCGTACAATAGTACTATGACGTAGAATTACGTCGGTGCTCGTACTTTTACAATCCACACCACAAACAGGAGGCCACACGAATGGCTACGAAGAAGAAAAAGCAAGAGATCGAAGACCTCGACGATCTCGACCTCGATGAACTCGCAGAAGACGAAGAGGACGAGGACGAAGTAGAGGAAGTCGAGGACGACGACGAGGAAAAGCCGAAGAAGAAGAGCAAGAAAGGCAAGAAGACGAAGAAGGCCAAGCGTGACGACGGCAAGATCGGTTCCGCCGAGCTCGCAGCTGCCCTCGGTGTTTCGGGCAGGGAGCTTCGTGTTCTTCTCCGCGCCAAGAAGGTCAAGAAGAACGAAAACAAGCGTTACGAGTGGGACTCCGTCGACGACGCCATCGAAGAGATGGGCTTCGACGATATCGACGAGGCCAAAGAGGGTCTCAGCGAGTCCCGTGACGAGCGACTCCAAGCGTTGAAGGACCGTAACGCAGCCTCTAAAAAGGGCAAGAAGAAGACGAGCAAAAAGAAGAAGGCCCCCGTCGAAGACGACGAGGACGAAGACGACGATGAGGACGAGGACTGACGGTCAGGCTCATTCCTACAGGGACAGAGAAGCGATAGTCCCCTAACCTCACGTCGAGGGCTCACACAAAGTAGGGGACGGGTCAAACCGTCCTCTACTTATATCCCACCCACATACCACGACACGCCACATAGGAGGCAGAGTAAGATGATTAAATACACAGGCCAGGTAACGTTCAAAAACGACGTTCGCCTACAATGGATCAAGAAGGTAGTTAACGTTCTTGAGTCCTTTGATGGGAGTGAAGTATCAGAAGAGGAGATTGTTAGTGAGAGCCATGTAAGCTTCACCCTCAGAGCGCTCTCAGGCTGGCAGATGAGAGGTATGATCTACCAAGCAGAAAGAGAGTTTGGTGGTATCGGCGGTATAGAGTTCCGAGCAGACGAAGGTGAGTTGTTCCTCGTAAGGAGTCCCGGCGTATCAGTCAAGCTCGATATTCTCACCGGTGACTATCCCAATCCTGAGCAGGAGGATACTATCACTGAAGGTCCCATCCTATGACCTACATGCTCAGAAATACCCTCGCTAACACTATCCTCTGGGTAGACTCAATCTACCACCGTATCGTCCAGCCTATAGCCACAGTGGTGGCAGTGATAATCCTAGCTTTGCTCATAGTAGTAGTCACCACTCTCGCAGCGATAGGCACAGCAACTCTCATCCGCCTATTATCAGACGGAGTCTGGTGGTTCATAAATGCTTAACTTCCTCAGAGAAAACTTCTTCAATAGTCTGTGGCTAGTAATAGCCGCCACCCTAATAGTAGAAGGCTTAGACTTACGTGGGTGGAGAAGGTACGTCTTTATGCTCGGAGTACTCATGCTCTGGACCCCCATAATCCCAGCATGAATCCTCTCCAACAATACCTTCAAAAGCATGGTCATGCTCCACGAGCGAAGTTACCGTGCGGTAGTCGTCAGCGTTTGATAGTCGATGTACACGAAGGTTACGTCGAGATCCGTCAGACGCCGTCAGGCGCACACCTCTATATCCCCTCTGATACTTGGCATACCCTGTTGCGATGGGTCGTGCCCCTATCAAAGCTTCAGGGTAAGCCGTTCGACGTAGACAGCGCCGTACACGAGTACCTCGAAAAGGACAACCTACTCGAAGAAGAGCTAGCACGTCAGAAGCGAATCCGAAGAGGCCCACGACCAAAGAGAAGGAGACGAGGATGATCGTAGGACTAATCTTACTTATACTAGGCGTAATGGGCATAGTCTTCTGGTTTGGACTCATGCTCTGGGGGATCTACTTCAACCTAGGTAGAATTGCAGACTACCTAGAGAATCGATCAGGAACGAGGATGAGGTGACAGAGACTGACAAGTGTATCTTAGAGATCGTAGTATTCGTAGCCTGTTGGGTCTACATAGTCTACGCTGTGGTGTTCGCTCATCAGGGCTCTGAGCCCAGTCTTTACGACGAGTGGCGCTCGAAACGAGTACGTCGCCACGAGCATAGCTCGTCGTAGAGCTTGTCGGCGTCGTCCCACAGTTCAATGGTCTGAAGGAACATCCTCATAGCGTTGGCGGCGTAGTGATTCTCGCCGCGGTCGCTTGCGATCGCTTCACCAATGTCACTCTCTAGTGTGCGTATCAGCGTGATGAGATCTAGCGCTACCTCCATCTTGCCGATGGCGTTGGCATTTTGCCAACCGTAATAATCAGTCTCCCCAGCAGCAATCTTCGCGGCGATCCATCGTGCAAACACACCGCTGGCATCCTGCATATACTCATTACTCATCATGCCTCCTTAGTTGTTGAGTCCTAAAACCTACATTGTGACA